ACAATCAAATCCTGCAATTAGAAATCAATATGGCTTGAGTGAAAATGATACCATGAGTAATTTTCAAATGTTACAATACATGGTGCAGAATGATCAACTAGCTTTTAACGCTGACGATTTTGGATTTTTAGCATCACCTTTAGAATTTGAAAAACTAAGACAATCATTTCAAGTATTTGCAAAAAACAACAACCCTACTTTAAGTTCGTTAGGTGTACGTATGGTTGCTTTGATTGATCAGGACTTTAAACTTTGGGGTAGCACAGTAGATGCAGTTACTTTTAATGATGTTGTCAGAGCAAGAAACGTAGCAAGACTTGAAAAACAAAGGTTCGATAAGAATACTATAGGTGATCAGATAGATCAAGTTGCAGGTGGTAGTCCTATTAAATTTTTAGGGGTTGATGGTAAAGAAACAACAATAACTAAAAGTAATATAAATAAAATATTTGACCCTATGATAAGTGCAATCATTAAACCTAGCGATACAACTAGAGCATTTGTAGATAATGAAATGCAAAGATTTATAGCTACATTTGCATCAAGGTCTGAAACATTACCAGAAAATGTGTTGGTAAAAGGTGCAGACGGTAAACTTCAAGACCCATCAAACGAACAAATAAGTGCTATGGTAAAACCTGTATTTGATTTAACTAAAAAAGATGGTCAAGTAGGCTTGGCGGCTTTAAGTGAAACGTTAGAGTCTTTAATGTATAGCAAATTTGTATCAACTAAAGGTATGTTTAATGTAGGTGAGCAAATAAAAAATGGTCAAGCTCCCGATGTAACTAAAATGACTTTAGGAAATGTGGTAACTACAGATACTACAGGAATTAATTTACCTAAGCAAATACCTTTACCATCTCAGTTTAAAAATTATGAAGAATACATTGATTCAATAGAAGAACTTATAACAGTAACTGTAAGAAGAGTTGGGAAAGATGGAGAGATTGAAGAAGTATCTATGCCAGCTTTTGATGTTAGAGAAATGATGAGATCAGAGGAACATATAACTAACACCATAATGTCTTCTAAAAATTTTAAACAGACACATAAAGAATTTGTAGATTTAGTAAAAAAAGAAAATGAAATTGCTCAAAGTGCTACAGTTAAATTATTTCAAGCAGAACAAAGTGAAGTTTATAAAAAGAGTAGATTATACAAAGAGAACATGACAGGTGAATCTTTTTTTAATGATGTAATAATGAGAGGTGATCCTAACTCAGTAGACATATATGTATCTGATATAAACAGACTAGTTGATGCAGGGGAGATGACATTAGAACAGGGTCAAAAAGCTTTACAAGCTCTTGTGGTAGATGTGCTAAGGGCATCAGGACAAGAGAGTAAGAACGGTGCAACATTTAAATTTTATAATGGTCAAAAGATGCCTATAAGTTCTTACCAAACTCCCGAAGTTCCGTTTGCTTTATTAACTGCGTTTGATGATTTAGCAGATGATGGCACAAAGACTGCTTTATCTTTTTCTTCACAAAAATTTAATGCTCTTATGGATGCAGCAGGTGTAACTGAGGAACAAAAGGAAGTTCTTATAGCAATGTATAGGCACTCAACAAAAACAGATGCCCAAGCTGTTTTAGCTAGAGCAGGTGCGAGTGGAGCAAAGTTAGTAGGTCCTAATCCCGGATTCACATTAAACAACACTTTATCTAAAGCCTTTAACATAGCTAGAGGTATGGTCAGTAAAGAATATGTTATGGCAGAAATGGCTATAAGATATGCGGCCTTAGCTGATGGTGCGATACTTAATACTATCTTGAATGATGAAAGAGTGTCTAACACTATTCTTAATCTTATGAATGATCCTACACGAGTGTTAGAAGCCGATGCTGATTACTTTGTACGAGCAATGATAAAATTTTCAGCCACTGCTCTTAAAAATGTAACACAACTAAATCACGATAATATGTACAAAGAAGAAGACTACTGGCGATCTGGAGGGGTTGTATACCCTAAACAAAAGAAACAACTAAACTAAGGAGAAAGACTAATGAAGATGTATAACAACGGACAACGTAAAGGTATGATGTATGGTGGTGGCGTAACCCCAAGAAAACCTATGATGTACGGTGGCACAACCCCAAAGAAAATGAACATGGGTGGACTTGCTGGTGAAAACAGAAAGTCATCTGCAGGTCAAACAGGCATGATGAACCCAATGGGTAGCATGACTGAGAAGAAGAAGTTCAGCATGGGTATGATGTCAGGTGGTCAAGTTAAGTTGGACATGAACAAAGACGGTAAAATATCAGGTAAAGACTTTAAGATGATGGGGAAGAAGTAGGCTTATCTCTCTGTCTCGATATCTTACGACCCTTAAAGAAAACAATTGTATTGATAGTGGTGTTGATAGTTATAGCTACGACTAGCCACGCTTCCCACCACTCCATTACAAGAACCTACCTGACTTATCCATAACCTCTTGTGCTATTGATCTCAGGTATCTTATAAAGTCTCCCACCTTGTTTGTACCCTCGTACATAGGAAGACCCATATTCATAGTCTTCTCAAACTCTTCAGGTTCTACTGCATCGTAGAGTATTTCCACATTCCCATCTTTATTAAGAAACGCTTCTAGTGAGAATAGTTTCGCTTTCACTTTTGATTTCATTGATCGGCTCTAACTTGCTTATCGGTAAATTATAACAATCGGTTCTGAATGTAAAACCGTTGCTCGGGTCAACTTGACCTTTCTTGTATCGGGTAGCTTCAGCATAGTATTCTTGTTTGCTAATGCTACCTAGTATCCAAGCCTTACTGAGATCAGTCAGTATCCTCACGAACACATAACTGTCACAGTCTTGCTTAGTACCATGTGATGCAACTGAGCAATCATAGTTTGGTTGTGGTCTAGTATTACAACGTTTAGTCTTAACGTCGATTCGATTCCCATCTTTTACTAAATCATAATTAACTGTGTTCACTTCAGTTGCCCCAATGATATCAGCTACGATTACCTCGCCTATCGCACCTACTACGTTACTAGTGCCACCTGTAATACTTCCCTGCAGTATGCCTACAGAGGAAGCTTTTTCCCTCGCATGACGCATGTAATCTTCGCTGATCGGTATCTCTATCATTAGCTTGAACTCAAGTCTACGACTTCGCAGGCATCTGCAGTACAAGCCAACTCACGAGAACCACTCGTATTATCTTCCTTTTCATAGTTAGAGAACTTAGTCCAATCTAAAGCAGATGGTACACGACCATTCCATTCTAGATAGTCATCAGCTTCTATATCCTGATAAGGAGCTTGTTGGTACGTGTGGTCAGAGAATGGTAAGAATGATACACCCGAAGCTATATCAAAGTTATCATACAACCACGAACCTACTTCCATCCACTCCTCTTCCTTTACAGAAATAGTTACAGATGGTTTGTGTTCGCACCAATTAAGTGCATAGAGTTTCCATAGTTCTAGTTGTTCTATAGCACTCATCTCAGTTCTAGTGATAGCACCACTAGGAGATTTCATAGGAAAAGAGAAGACCGTAACACTATCAGGTTTTGTGATATCAGGTTCAAACGGTATACCCTCTTCTTTCATAAACTGTGTGAGTGGGTCTTTGTTATCACCACGTACAGTTCTGATGTAAAACGGATTGTGTCTAGCATGGATACCTGATGCAGAATCAGTTAGCTGAGACACAGTGCCACTTGGCTTTACACAGGTGATTGCAGTACTTCTAGGTATTCCTATCTTCTCTGCATACTCTCTGTTTGTATCAATAGCTACTTGCTTCATCTCTTGTAACCATATTTTAGAGTCAGTCATTCTAGCTAACACAGGATGATCCATGATACCTGTCAATGACACACCTAACAATCTTTCTTCTTCTGTATTTGTTTTCCATATCTTACGCAGGTATTTTAAATCTGTAAGAGTTGATTGGAATGTACCTAGCATGGTAGCAATCCGTACCTTTGATCTCAAAGTTGAAAGATCATCGTTCTCTCTTACAACAACTTCAGATAAGTTACAGAACTGATACGGTCTAAGTATGATCTCTGAACAAGGATTAGTTCCCCACATGTAGCCTGTTTGTCTTCTGCCACTCTTAGCTACCTGCTCGTCGGCAGCCTGTCTGTTGAACATACCTCTTTCACCTGACTTAGATTCATACAAAGCTAACCATTCTCTCATGTACGTTTCCATACTAGGCTTGCCCTTGTAGGCTACAGAGTTGTTAGCCAATGCTCTTTGTCCTTGATTCTCCCACCATTGACCTGTCTTAGCGTGTGCCATCTGATCATCGTTTAGATTAGATAGGCTG